CAAAATCATTAGCTGCCGTTTCTGTAGCTGGGTTTCTGCCGATTTTCCAGCTTCCAATTCAACAATACGTGCTTGCATTGCGGGAATATCGTTTTTTTAAAGCTTCAAATTCAGTTTTATACCGACCACTTGAGCTTCAGCATCTTTGAGAGCTTTATCTGCTAAGACTGCTGCATCTTTTTTAATCGTGAATTCTCAGATAACAACTCTGACTGGTTACCACCGGCCTGCTCTAAGATGGCAATTTTTTGCTTAAGCTGAGTGTTTTCTTCAACCACCTTTTTCACATTCAGCTTTTGCATCATCCATCACAGCTTGAAGTTCAGGGTAATTCCACTGCGACATTTACTGTGGCCAAAGTCGTTTTCTGGCTCTTCCAACTTACGAACTTCAACTGGAACTTCCAAAGTTTCATAATCCTTTTGAATCTTTGGATAATTACCGTAAATAATTACCTCTTTGCTTTCAAATTTGGGTTTTCATAATAGTCAGGGTTAGCAATAATGCCCGTCTCTAATGCAGCAGCTGCTGCAATGCGTGTATAGATAATCTTCATGGCGCTTTTCTCTTAATAATAAAAAGGGGCTTATTAGCCCTCTTACGGTTTTAATTTTTTAGGTTTTAACCAGTTGTCGCTGTACCTGATAAATCAAGTAAGGTACCTGCTGTCATTTTGTTGCTGGTTGCATATTTAATCCAGTTAGCACTTGAACCAAGTAATGTAAGATCAGGATTTTCACCTTTCGATGTATCCCAACTATAACCAAGAATATCTAGGTTAAATGCACCTTCAGCACGCATACCGATTGCTAAGTTTTCTTCATCATTGATGTCATAAGCTCGGAAGCCCGGTACTTGTGATTCAGTTACTGTTACAGCACCATACTGCAAGCCAAAAGCATCGTTATCACCTACAGCATCCGTCACCAATACCGGCTTTCCTAAGGTTCCTGGTAAACCACCATAGATAACGATTTCAGATTCACCGTAAATTTGCTTAGTGATAGCATCATCGACAATATCGAAATATGTATCTGAGTTCATCACCCATAGCGTCAATTCGGCCAAACTTATCACCAAACTTTCGCATACCACGAGTTAATGCTTTGCGGCCATCAACAACGATACTTCCTTTCGCAACCATATCGGGATTACTAGAAATAGCAGCTTTTAAAGAAGCTAAACTGTACTCTAATCGGCCCTGCAACCAATGCATCTGCAAGATCGTAACCAACAACCATAGCAAATTCTTCTGGTGTACGAGCACGGCGCTTAAATGCCTCTTCAGTTGATGCATAAGGACCATATTTATGGAATTTTTACACCTACAGACTCACCTGCACCGATTTTTCCCGGAGTTACTTTTGCATTGAGTTCACATCGCGATGTTTAATGCTACCACCAACTTTGTAGAATGCATTTTTATTGAAGTCACCTTGAATGATTTCATTACGATAAATAATCGCACCATTGGAAGCTTCATTAAAAACATTCAAATTGTCTTGTAATCGTTCTAAATAGGCTGTTTGAGCCAGTTGGTTGTAGATGATCATGTCGGAATTAACTGTTGTAGTCATAACTACTTATCTCCAAATATTTAATGATTAGTTCGGTAGTTTTAGGAAGGCATCATTGCCATGTTCTTTGATGTAATCTGCTTTCTGAGAAACAGACATTTCACTGCGTTTCATTCCAGTAGGTGCTCCACCTTTGCCCCCCACCTTGAAAACCGCCACCAGTTCCTTTACCACCTTTAAAATTAAGTCTTTATGCTGGTATCCACCAACCAATGACTCTAAAGCTTCATCAACATTTGCAAGTTCACCCGGGCGGACACGTGAATAAATCTTTTTTTCGCCGTTCGGATCATATGCAACCACCTTGCCTTCTTCGATTTTGAAGTGATGACCAAAGGTTGCCTGAACCATGTCCACAGGTACTGCAATGTTGTCTTGAATGTACTTAGAACGAGCAAAACCACCGCCGATAAGTTCTTTATGTAAAGAGGCTTCCTAGAGCATCACGTTGCGCAACAATCGGGGCATATTTTTCCTCAACTGCTTTGATAGCTTCAGCTTTAACTTTCTCAACTTCACCGGCATCCACCAGCTTTTTTTTCATTCGAGATTTTGGATTGTTTGTAATGCCTTTTTAGCTGCCGCTGGGTCTTCGATTCCATCAAAAGCTTTTAATGCTTTTCGGCTGCTTCTTTGGCTTCACGATGTGTTTTAGCTTCATTGTTTAAGCGTGCAATTGTTGCTACCGAGTGTGGTGCATCATGTGGCATTTCTTTGCCGTCATCATGAATATAGATCGGCTTATCACCGTCTACTTCCGCATAAACTTTACCGTCGATTGTTACTGTTTTAAGTTTCATTGGTCATCCAACCTATATATACAAAATGGGCATCCGCCCGGATTCGCCGTTAGCATCCGCTTTCGGCAGGCAATAAAAAAGCGCCCTTTAGGACGCTTCATTTCTATAAATGATTATTTACTTAAAGCTTGGCGTACAAATGCATCTTTTGCTTCAAGTAGCTTTCTTAATCCTGTGGATTTTTCAGGCCCGTCAGGAAGTTGCTCATCCATTTGCCGAGCTAAATCACCAATTGGCTTACTAACTTGCTGCAAATGTTCAGGTAAATGTTCATATTGGAAATATTGGATAATAGGGCTTGGCATTTTCTTCTCGCAAAAAAAGCACCCGAAGGTGCTATGGTTAAAAATTAAGTTCTATTTGATGAGTGCAATTGCTTTTAATCTTTCAAAAATAAAACCATAAATTGCCATGGCTTGAAACCTTAATTTGAAGAAATGGCACCAGAATTCATTTTGTGCTCAGAATATATTGAGCATCCGACATATTGATTTGCTTTTCAGACATTTGTAGTACCTTTCGCTACATTTGCTTTGTTTGAGTCGGCCTTGGTTCATCACTCACTAAGCGAACACCATGAGCACCATATGCTTCAAAAGTTACAGTAATTGTTGCGGGTCCATTTAAGGCATCAGAATTCATCTGTACTGCTCTTTGTCCAGCTAGAGGTTGTCCAGTTTCTTCATCACAAATAACCAGATAACCTTTCAAAGTAGGGTGACGCTTTAGCACTAAATGTCTTGACTCACTCATAATCCCAACTCCTTAAAGGTTTGCCCATCCAACTTTCGAAGTTGGTCCAATGTGTATAACCGCCCTCTGGATCAAAAAAGAACTTATCAAAATCAAATTTCCCATCTTTATAGAGCTTAAAAGCGCTTTGGCCCTTCCACTCCCTTTGAAAGAAATCATCTGTTTTCTTAAAGAACTCTTTGAATGTGGTGTTTGCATCTAACTGTCCTATTAACTGGTTTCGCTCTTCTTTGGGGATGTCTTTAACTCTACGTTCGTCCATTACAAATGGCCGTTCGCCAACAAGTTGACCGTCCTTCTCGACCGGAACCAAGATACTGCGACAGTTAGGATGTAACGGCGGCACTCGCTTTGCCGGATCATTTATTTCCCACACTGAACCATCTAATGAAGCGCAAAGCTTAGAAGTTCGTCCATCTAAAACGCTAACAAATCGGACATATTCAAAGCCAATTTGGTTGAAGCTATTTAGATAGGCTTGATTAGCTACATGACTTCGCACAGTTCTTACCGTTCGCTCAATATCAGTTTTGGTACCATTTAAGATCCCATCTTCATAGTTAAGCCGTTTGGTACCCTAACGAATACGCTGAACAATTTCTTGGTTAGTTTTGCCTGAATTAATACCATCTCGAATTGCATACTCAACCTTTTGACGGGCACTTTCAGCAATTCTTGAAAGCAGATCATCGACAAAGAGCGCCACCTGCCAACGGAACTTTTTTTTAGCGGATAAGAATAGTTTTTCCCCATCAGGCTTATTAATTTTTTTGCTCCATAGAGCTTAGCTACGTAATTGGCCTCATAAACAGCCAGCGCCGTAGCAGAAACGGCAAAAGCTTCAGGTAATGCTAAATTAACACTGGCAAACCATTGGGCAATCAAATCCCTAATTTCCCTTAAATTTGAAGTTGTATATTTACCACCAGCTAAAGCAACTTTCTCCGACTCATTAAGCTCATCCAATAAATCCCGAAGCTTAGATAGCATCTTGCTCGTATCATCATTGAATAAAGCCAATAACTCATTTACCGTTTTTGATGAAGCACGATAAAGATAGGCCTGGTGCTGAGTGAGTGCCTTCAAATAGTTTTTGATATCTGTTGCCATCTCACTCTACCTTTTGATTTAAAGTCCCATCTTGCTCTGCTTCAACATTCTGTAGCTCTTCTTCATATTTTTTTGTTTAGGGAACATACCTGTTTGGTTGTATTCCCACCATGATTTAAATGAAGATCGGCCTTGTAGAGCTGCTTCAAATAACTGTCGAGCTAACTCAGCTAAATAACCCTGTTTGTTAAATTCTTGACTGATTTCGAACATCAAATCATCTTTAGTTAGAACATCCACATTAGGCGTTACAAACTTAGCAGCCCATCGTAATGCTGCTGACAAGGCTTCATTCATATTAACGACACAGAGCGAAAGAACTGAATGCTGAACGGCGTCATCACTATTTGCCTCTGTAGCAGTCTTTTTGCTTCCAGAACCCTTCTCGATTAAACGTGCCCCCATCTCCTTCATTTTTTCCCACTTGTCTTTCATGGCTTCCCGGGCAAGAGTATTAGGGTCGGCTTGGTACAATTCCTAAACCACCATTTTCAGGTAAAGGCAAAAGTACTTTCGCTCCAATGTAGATGCCACGTTTCTTGGCTTGGTCATACCACTCCCAATTAACACCCTTCGCATAATATTGAGGTTGCCCCATATAAAAAACGGACTCTTGAAAGTCCGCACTGTCTCTGTAATGGGCTAAATTGAGATTAGCCAAAGGAAGTAATGGTGGCTTTTTAATCTCTTCTGAATTATCAATTGCACCTACAAATGTAAAAGGTATATAGGTCCAGAAATTCCCGTTGTAATCTGTTGGAAACTTCTTCTCTCCGCCAACCCAGTTACCCTTTTCACCCTTTGTGTACACCTGAACGGAATAAATATATTCCCCATTTCCCTCTTGCTCTAAACGAAGTACACGATATTGCTCTTGTTCGGTTTTACTAAATCCATCAGCACCGCGCTCAGACCTAAATTCACGGATAACTACGAGACAAAGTTTTTTCTGGTTATCGACCATTACTGAATCCCAATTCACTACATCTATGGCATTCAATAAATGAATCATTGGATAGGCTTTTTGCGCTTTAAATTCCGCTAGATTACGAGCTGGTGGCACATCAGGATAATCAACATATAAAGCACAACGATAATGCTTCAATAAGTGGCGAATTCCATTTTGAGCCAATTGATAAGCACTAATGCCTGCTCCATTCGCATTACGTTCTAAATGAGCAAGCTCGGGAGGAAATTTAAAACTTGGATCTGTTGCAAAAGCTGCTCCAACTAAACTATTTGATGTCGTCCCTGTTACTTCATAAAAGACTGCACGGGTAAGATAAGCCTCATAAGCACTTTTATTTGCAGGTGACTTATCATGTGCATTTGGCATCGGCAAATATTTTTCACATTTAGCCTTAACTGCATCTTCACCTTCACAAACATCATCAAGTTTTTGCCAGTATGGCAAGTTTTAACATATTCAGGATGTTGAAAAGTTACATCACTCATCGTGCAAATCCCATATCAGCAAAGAAGGCTTCAAAACCTTCATGTAATTCATTAAACGCATCTGAGGCTGCATCCACTTGGTCATCATGTGTACCGTTAGGAAAATGACGAAGCTCATCAATAAAGTCCTTATTCCATTCACCTTTGAGCATACGTACATTTCCTACGTTAACTTGGGCCGCAAATGGTTGTGCCCGTGTAAGCTTGTCACCTGAAATTGGTTTGGCTATCACGCTATAACCCGCAAGAAGCTTTACAAATGAACTAGCTTGCGATTTACCAGCTTGACCAGGGTCTTGTGGTAGGCGCACAGAAACTTTTTTCCCATCTATTTTTGCTGTTTGTTCTAAGCGCTTATTCACATTGTCAGGGCCAAGCTGTCCTCTTGTAACATCGACAATGTAAGTAAAACCATCTGCACCAAGAGCTTCTCGCACACCTGCTGTAAAGTCGCCTTCATTCTCTGTAGCGCCAAAATCCCATGCCCTTACTTGCTTCACTACATCTGCAGGCAAAGCATCAACAATTTGAATATTGTCGGGCTTAAAAAACCGCCTGCTGGCGGTGATGGCATTTGTCGGTACTGCCCGGCAAAAACATACGGCGCAGCTTGCTCCATTTGCCTTAACTTTTGGATATTGTGTTTTGCTGGCCACAGTGCGGATCCGTCTTCCTGAATAGCAGAAAGACATAGATGCTCCCAAACCTCACCGTTACCACCAGCTACAGGAACGCCGTCTTTTCTATCACCTAGCAACCATCCAGCTAAATCATCTTCATGAAGTCGCTGCATAATCACAATGATCGGCGTATCTGGCGAGTTAGTACGCGATTCGAGTGTGTTCTGAAACCAATCAATTACCCCTTCTCGAATAGTTTTTGATGAAGCTTCATGTGCTTTATGTGGGTCATCAATAATAATGCAGCCACCAAAGCCTTTACGAAGTTTTCCTGCACCAAAACCAGTAATCGTACCGCCTGTACCTGTCGCATAGCAGACACCGCCTTGAGAAGTTCTCCAGAAGTCTTTAGCCTTACTATCATCACGCAATGTAAGCTCAGGAAAGACTTTTCTATACGCCTCTTCTTGTACAAGAGTTCGTATTTGGAAGGCATTATTTGCGGCAAGCATTGCCGAGTAACTGATATGAATAAACTCACAGTCTGGATTCTTACCAAAACACCAAGCCATGAAATTAATTACAGCAATTTCAGTTTTAGAATATCGTGGTGGAACGTTAATAATTAACCGCTTTATCTCTCCGCGATAAACTTTCATTAAAGCTTCGCAGATTTCTAAGTGGTGCCAATTTTGCATCCATTTATAACCACGGCGCTCCTTAAACATGTACCTTGTGAAGAAATATAAATCTTCTTGCGCCTCGATCCGGATGGCTTTATCCCGAGCCGCATCAGTACTCATCTAAGACTTCCCTCCGCGCTTTTAAGTAATCTTCCATTGGAACTGGAATTTCAGAATTAACTGTTTGGACTGGTCCGCCGTCTTTGCCTGTAATTTCTTGGCGATTAGTAAATTGACCACCAATATCTTTAGCGGCTTGTTCAAGAATTTTTAAGGCTGTTTTGACGTTTCTAGTCTTCTCAAGCTGTCTTTGGTATTGCTTCAGTCGGTAATACTTATTAGCAATAGAATATCAATTAAGCCTTTATCAAACTTCTCTCTGGTTAATTCAAAAGCTCAACAAATTTCTTGCTTAAGTTTCTGCCCGAATATTTTGTTGGGTCATAGCATTCGCATTGGCTACGACTAATATCAACTCAAACTCTTGCTTGACCTGTTCAACCACTTCTTGAGGGGTATCACGGCATGCAAGAGCTTGAACAATAAATATTTTCACAGGCTCTTTTAGTGCTGCCATAAATTCCCCTTCGTACAGCTACGTACAGCAAACAGGACAAAAAAAAGAGCCATAAGGCTCAATTGATTACACAGTTCCCGCAGCATCTCGCAATATCTAAATCAGAAACAAACGGCGGATTTTTTGCGACCTCAATAAGTCGCTTAACATTTTTGCTTGGTCCATAACGTTTAACTACGCCAATAAACTCTTCAACGTCATGACCTGCAAGATAGTGCTTAGGAAGACCAGAACTATCGCTATAAACAATTTCTCCGTCCTCGTCTCTCATCACTCCAATGTGGTAAAGCTCATGTTCAAGCAAATAACAGAACTCTGTATCGTTTGCACGCTCACAGAAAGAAGCGTCGACAGTTATTAAGTATGTTGGCACAAAACCGAACCAGTCACGCATCTGTTGCTCTTGTCTAGCTTTACGCCAGCCACCGACGTTAAACATTACTTTTCACACTGCCCCAGCACCATCGCCTGCTTGCTTTTATATGCAGAAGGAGGCCCAAGCAAATGCCAAGAACTCTTCATTATCATGAAGTAACTCAGCAATATGATCATGATCTGGATTATAAAAAGAGGCCCACCAATCGTTAAGTAATTAGCCACAACCCATTTTTTAGGTCTGGAGCCGGTATTAAAACGAATTGCTTCCTCTTCTTCAGCTTGATCAATAAAATCAGTTGGTGGAAATGGTCTGATCTGATCCATCTTCAATTCTCGCTAATTTGCTTTTAATCCAGTTGATTGCATAACCTGATTCAATTTGGTGAGGCTCAAGACGCTCAAATACATAACCTCGGTCTAGTGCTAGATCATACTTATTAAATGAATTTGCTATCTTTGTGCCACCTCGGCCAACTGCCCACGGACTGCCAGCAATTTCTATAAGAAGATTCAACTTCACAATATAAAAATCGAACCGCCAATTTTTTGTTGATTCAAATTGAAATTTTCTTCTATAACCAATTCGATGCTCTTCTAGTTCTTGAAATAAAGTTTCTTCGGCCTTGAGATATTTTTCTTTAGCTTTAGGTAGCGGTCTGGATTTAGGCTTGGTTTTAGGTTCTTTTTTCCGAGTAAGCCAAAAGTATTCTGTAGAATCCATTATTCTCACCCATTAAAAAACCGCCACTTGGGCGGTTCGTATTATTCATCTAAGGTTGCTTGAACCTCTTTAATATATTTAAGTAAATTATCTCTACTTAACTCGCTTAAATCCATAACACCATGGCCACCACAATTGCTTAGTATTGCCACAGCAATTGCTGCTTTACCTTTAATTTTTTCACATTCAATTACTGCTTCATATTCAAGGTTATTCATTGTCATTTGTTAGTTTCTCATTTTATAAAGTGAGAGACATTAATAATATGAAATTGGCAATTATTCAAGCACATACTTAAGATCATCAGGCGTTTCCAAATAACACCCTTGTTTGTTGCACCATGCATGAATGTCGTTTAGGTATTCAGCGAATTGAGCTGTACTTGCGTCTGTCGTGCTCATTAGCTCACATAGGCCGTTTGCCACATCTTGATAAAGAGGATGCTTAGAATCCTTTAATTCTCTTACAGCCTTGAATGTTTTTTTGTATTGGCCAACGTCATCACGATCATAGATCTTTGCTAAGAAGTTCTTCTTGAAGAACAGATGTTCGTAGTCTTTATCAGTACCTTGACGTTTAGCCCATTGATTAAGCCACATCCAGTACAAACGATTTTGAGCTTTGGTTCTGTCTTTCTCTTGAGGCGCAATCAATACGACTAAGGGCTTCCCTTCACTCGCTGCCTTTGCATGATTATTATTCAGATAGCCAATTACATAGTTGATGTCAGAATGGTTCTTAATGACGAATCTAGGTTCCATTTCAAAACACCTCATCATCTTTAAGATTAAGCATCCGCTCTGTTTTTTCTAACCAACCATCAAATAGAGCTTCTGATTCTTGCCTTGTGCCTAATTCAAACTTATCGAAAGCAGCATGGCAGGCGTAACAAAGTGGAACTGTATATAAATCACTTGCCTTGATACCACGCCCTTTACCGTGTTTTGAGCTATTAGAATGAGCCGCTTGTGAGTGAGGATAGCCGCATCTAACATGGTAGCGCTCTTATTTCGTTTAGCCTCTTTGTCGAACGCATTTTCTAGGTTCTCTATTCTGGTTCTGAGAGTATTTACTTCACGCTGACATTCAGTCTTAAACGTATGGCTGCTGAATAAGTGGTTATAGTTTTCTAACCGGCTAAGATTACGTTTATAGATTTCTAAATTCTTCTTCGCTTCGATTGTGTCCATGTTCACATCCTTAACTAATCTTTCAGCTACCACGATTGATACGTAAGATGAGTGGTTTTACTCGTCCATTCTTAATAAACTCAACCTTCATGTGATTAAGTGCTTCAATTTCTTCTTCAAAAGCTTCGATCACATAGGCATCTAATTCTTTATTAAAATATGGATCTGCCAAATAATCAGATAATGTTTGCCTTGTATCTTTTGAAATCTGATTAACGAAATGACGTCTAGACTTTTCGTTATTCTCTTTATAGAAGTCACTTGTGTAATCTTCTGGACCAGAGTGATAAATCATTTCATAAATAATCATGTTCACCCCAAGAAATGCCAGAATATCCAAATTATTGCAGCACAGAATGCAAGCCAAATGCCGACCTTAAAACCATTAATGAACTGAGGCTCTTCAAAACCTTCCATGAATTCTTCATGCAGTTCATTGTGAGCAGTGTTCCACTCATAAATGTCTTGCTTCTCTTTGGGAGTCATATAGATCTGAGCTTGCTTTTTGTATGTGCCTTAGCAATCAGTCGCTTTGCTTTCTTTTGTTTTCGATTCATAATCACCCAAAAAAGAAAACCCCGTCAAACGACAGGGCTACAAACACTTAATCTTTCCACACTTTCTGCATTCTTTCTGATTGAACATGTCAGATTCATATTCCCAAACATGAAAACAGAATACTTGCCTGATGATTCGGAGCATGTGAACCTCCAAAAAAAGCCCTACGTTTAAGCATCGACTAGCAATCCAGTCCAGCACATCGTAATCCAATGTTCTAAGCTTGTAGGGCATAAAAGCAAAAAGCCCATCAACTTAATGACAGGCTTTGATCTAGTTTCGCCTTCTTGCTTATGTTGCAAGGGTTACTGCTAGGTAATTAGGTGAGAACCCTTGAGGCTTACAGACTATTTCACTCTAGGGCGTATTTAATCTCGTTCGGCGAAAGACGCTGTAAGAATCCATCACCTAGTGAATCACGTATAGAAAATCCACTCTAACACAAATTTAGCACTTCGCGTCTGGACAGTCAAGTGATTATCCTGCTCTCTCACTTTTAATGAATGAAGCCTGCCCGCGCATGTAAGCAATGCCACAACGAATATCTTGATCTACTGAAGCTTTGCTTATTCCGCGTCTAAGTGCAATTTCCCTCAATGAATATCCACTAACATAATGTGACCAAACTAGGTCCAACCACTCTTGAAGGACTTCACTTGCATTGTCTTTGATATCCAACCATAAGCGCTGAAAAGCACGAGCCTCATTGTCATTAATCAAACGCCCTGATTTCTTTGGAGTTGGCATACGCCCAATATATTCACCATCATTCATGTAGACATTCAATAGCCACTCACGTTGATCTTGAGTAAGCTTCTTATCAGGTGTTGTTTTAATAATGGTTAAGCGGTTATTTGGGCAAGCATCACACCATGCACCAAATGCTCGTAACCATCCTTCCAATGTACGTTCTTTCCAATTCACTGTTTGCATAATGTGATTTACTGCCGCATTCATACCGTCACCCTTACTTGCCGTATTTCTTAATATGAGTTCTAACTTTTTCTCTGTTGACTTCTCCGCTCGCTATCTGTTCATACATTTTTCTGGTCTGCCAAATGACATAAATAATGAGAAGGGGAGAAAATAAAATTCTCAGGATGATTAGAAGCAGCTTTAAAGAAGCTTCTGCATAGTCCTTGAGGTCACACCAATGATCTTCAAACCATCCCTTTAGAAAGAATCCTTGCCATTGGAGTGTGAGCTTTAATGCATCTACATCTACCTTTGATTTCATACCGTCACCTACTTACCAAATACCGTCATCAAAACTATTGCCACCATAAGTACCGAAAAGATAATTACTACTGCCTTGTTATGGTCCATCACGCCACCTTCTTCCCGTTCATTCCCCAAATCAACATGCCTGCGTCACGCTGTTCTTGATTTGTTCGACCTTGCCAGCCAGTTATCTTGTTAAACTGCTCTGCATTGAGTTTTGATTTAGTAGGCTTCACCAGTAAAACTGCTATACCCATTGCCTGTGCTATTTCCGCCAACAAGATTCCAGTCGCATGATTCATCCCAACACGTCTAGCAATTTGCTCGTTCACTTGTCTTGAGTGACCACCACCTACTCTGAAATTGGCTTTCTTGTTCTCCCAGCCTGCTTCAATCACAACCTTCTTGATGCTGTCCTGTTCATTTCTGAATAGTTCAACCGTTTCTGGAAAAGTCAGATTTTTAAGTTGAAGATCACTACCAAGAATGGCAACTCCCGACTTTTCTAAGTCAGGATCGATGCCAATGATGATTTGAGCCTCTTTGAATGTGTTCATAGCTCAATCCTATGGTTGGTTAGGCTTGCACCTTTTGAGATGGCCTCTTCTGCTTTCTTGCGATGTTCATCGTATTGATCCCCCTTGAGCGCTTGCTCTAACTTCTTAACCGTGTCAAAACCAATGGCACCTGATAAATACATATTTTCAATTTCGATAATTACTGCATCCACCCTCTTTTGCATCTTCAACATGTTTATGCCTTGTTGGGTGTATAGGGTTTGCAGCTCCTCCACTTTCGCTTGCTGGTGCTGCCATGCATTGGCCCATGCTTCCCACTTTTCGTTAAATGACTCCAAGTACATTGCATCAATTCTTCTTGAACCATTTGAAACATATCTTCCAAATTTCCCAAGAGTCATATCAAAGTCGACATCTGCTCTAAATAGCCCAATCCAGTACTTTTGCTTCTCAAACTCTTCTCTACACTTATCCATTCTTCACCCCAATCTATTGAGCTTGTCAGCCTCGTTAATGTGCGCCTCAGTTACTTTTTGCAGTTAGGCGAAATGTGGTTTTCTGGCTTGTCTAGGGTTTCTAATTCCCTTGAATTCGAGGGTTTATCAATGCGGTGGCCTGCTTCAATGTCATCTTCTGACGCAGGTTTTAACGCAGCCAGGCTTACTAAGCTCCATCGGCCTTGTGATTCAACTACAGCATCACCGTCTTCAATCTGAATAAATTTCATTAAGCAAGGTGGCAGTAAACGGCAATATGGCTTTGAAGTATCAAAGACAACCCAGTCACCACGTTCAAACTCTTTAAAATCACGCATGGCTGGCTCCTTTTAAACTTGGCAATTGATCAATAAACTCCAAAGCTTCTTCAAGGCTCTCTGCATACCCAACATCGAGTTGTGGCTCACAATCAGGGTCCGCATCTAAGAGTTTGTTTTCAGTATCGGCGTCTATGTCAATAAAGTAAGCACCACCACCACCATAACAATCAGACATGTATTCCCAATGAACTTCTGCGGGAATCCCTTTCTTCTTGAGTTCTGATCTAATTTTTCTACTACTCACGGAATCACCTTTATATTTTTCATAAGCCAATTAGAAGCTGCCGGATGTTTCCAAGCGCCTAGTTCTTCGTACCAACACATTAGATTGCCGCTTTCTATTTTGAAGAATCTTGTTTGACCACCCAACGAAGTAAAGAAGTGTGTAGCGCCATCTGGAGTGTCTTTTTTATTACTCATCCCCGCCTCCGTATATTGATTCGTGGTCGCGGATGGCTTGTTCTACTTTATGGATATAGACATCTGCCAAGCCGTTTTCGATTGGAACTGAGACAAGTAAGAATCCATTAAAATCAGCCATCTTCACTTTGTCTTTTGCTATCTTGATGCTGCCAAACAAGTTGATTAGCTCAACCGACTCCACCAGACGCTTAACCACATCACGCTCAAATACACGATCGCCATGGTGAGGCTTGATTTCATCTGTAAAATCAATTTCACCTTCATGAACCACCAAATACTTAGCAGTGTTGACAAATGACATTGATATTCTGAAAGTGTTAGGCCCGAACTCACGAATAAACTGTTCTGGATTCATTGTTGTTCTCCGTCACGTTTAACGATGGCATAGGCATCTAAGAGATCCTGTGTAATAACTATTGGCCTGGAACTCTCAAGCTGAAAAAAGAACACCTTTAGGTACTTGGAACTCCAATCAAACTCCATTTTTGGAGTATCAGTTTGCATAAGTACTAGATCAGCACATTTATCAATGCCCTCTTTTCTTACTTGCCCCCTGCTGTAAAATATCCCCCCAACGACTAATTCCCCCTTCTTATCCATATCTCTTAACACTTCGAATGGCGTTAAACCTTCAATTAAATGCCCTGTTCGCGAAGCGCTATAAACATTAAATAACCCACTCATACCGCCTCCTTGTAACGTCTAGTCATGGCTTCCTGCTTAAGCTGGTCTAGCATTTTCAGCTTTCTTAATTTCTCATAGAGGTTCGCTGCTGCTCTTGTTTCTTCATTACGAGTACCGAGGTTGTACGCTCTACGCAGCTTCATCATTGAGGTGTAATCTGCAAATTCGATCATGCTTTCAGCTCCCCTTTAACATTCAGCAAGTCCTTTGCAAACTGAGTTGCTTTGTAAGTTGCGTATGAGTCCTTTTCCAAGTAGCCGCTTTTAATTAATTCCTGCACATAGCATTGGATAGTGTTGTTAGGTGCATCTAACACATGGTCATGCAAATCCTTCATCGTGAAAGGTTGTGTTGCATGTGTAGCGAATAACAAAATGTCAAAAATGTTTTGGAATGCTTTAACTCGTTTTATTGCTTTCACGCTGCACCTCTCTCTTCCATAGACTGGTAATACTCAGGGCTTAAGTCAGCGAAAGTTGCGCGTGACAAGTCTGTAGCTAATCGAACTGTGCCAATTGAGCCGTTACGAGCCTTACCTATGATGATTTCTGCTGTACCTGCTTCTTTAGAATCCTTGTTGTAGACTTCATCGCGGTAAATAAACATGATGATGTCTGCGTCTTGCTCTAAGTCGCCTGATTCTTTTAGATCTGCATTTACAGGGCGTTTGTTTGGGCGGTTCTCTAAGTTACGGTTAAGCTGTGCTAGTGCGATCACAGGACAATCAAAGTCACCTGCCATACGCTTAAGCTCATTAGATATTTCACCGATATCTTTGTCAGAACGACCAAAGTTGTTTTTAGTGAGTGGTGTTACTTTCTGGATGTAATCAACAAAGATTGCGCCAATCTTTCCGTATTTGGCTTGAACCTTCTTAGCTGATCTGCGGATAGTTGCCACAGTTGCGCGGTTGTTGTCGTCGATCATCAAAGGTGCTTTCTCAAGTACCAGAGCAGCGTTATTCACCTTCTGTGTATCGTCGCTATTTGGATCAATATGTCCTGTTAATACTTTGCGTAGCTCTACCCCACCAATGCCACTAATTAAACGCTGTGCAATCTGTCTGCCCTTCATTTCGATTGAGATAAACAGAACTGGTAAAGACTGGTTAATCATCATGTCTGCTGCAATGTTTTGAGCAAACGTTGTTTTACCCATTGAAGGACGCGCACCAATGATGACTAGATCGCCTTTGCTGATTTCACCTAGTTTGTTGTCCAGAGCAGTAAAGCCAGTCTTGATACCGCCCTCATAAGGCATTTGGTTATGAATTGCCATGTGGCGATCAAAGGAACTCTTTACAGCTTCTTTTTGAAAACTCATGAGCATGTTTAAGCTTTTCCTCACCAGCACCAAAATCTAAGTTTTGAACTAACGATTGTGCTTTGTTCACAGCAGATTCAGCAGTGTGAGTTGCCATGTCGTTAGCGATCGAACTAATCAACTTGCTAGTCTCTTGAAGCTTTCTGCGAGTAGAAAATCTTTTAGCTTTTGATGTGTGTTACTAACAAGCTCACATTGCTTGCGCGGTTCATGAGGTTCACAAGAAACTGCTCATCGATTTGGTTTGCTTCAAGCGGATTAGCTTTAATCAACTCGAATACAGTCACCTCATCAAACGCTTCACCCTTATTCAATTGGCTCTTGATGTGGGCAAAGATGATCTGGTGTTGTGATGCATAGAAATCTTGTGCATCGATCTGAGAGATAAACTCATCTGCTGCCTGATCGATTGTCATGAACGTAGACAAGATGCTTTGCTCAACAGGGATAGAAAATAATTCAATCATTGGTCCATCCCTTAAATTTCTTAGCAACACCTTTGAATTGTGTTGCTGGTTGTTCATGGATAGTTTGTTGCTGCTCAGCAACTGGATTTTCTAATTGCTCAAGCTCTGCATTTGTCTCTTGCCAGTTCAAGCAGCTTTGAAAGATTCCCAACCACGAACAACGATAATTTGGAATACACGCTCATTGCTTAGCTTTGCTTCCTGAGCTTGTTTGAAAACAAGTTGTAAAGCACGTTGAGTTACTGGTTTTTCTTCTTGTTGCGAAGATCAAGATATTCTGTTGCTGTTTGCTCAGATACTCCGTTTTTCAACAAAGAAATCTTTTCGCTTTGAATTTTTGTGTTTTGGTGCTGAATCAGCACAAATAATATCTGTAGTATTCTCTGTGTATTCTCTGTATGTATTCTCTGTATTAGATGGGCGGATTTGTGCATTCAGTATGGCGGAATTGTGCATACAGTCTGGCGGATTTGTGCATTCAGTATGGCTGTTCTGTGCATTCAGTATGGCGGAATTGTGCATACTATTAATATCAATGCTTTCAGAGTATTCGATCAAAGCTTGATATAGGTTTTCACGCTCTACACGGTAGTAAACACGACAAGGCACACCCATCTTTTTCTCAGAGATGAATTTAAGTGATTTAAGTGTTGCTCTGGCCGTATCTTGCTCACGACGAGTAAGACCAGTTTCTTGAGTCCACTCATGATGTGTTTTAAAGATCCAACCTTCACTGTCTTTAGTGCGAGAAGTCCAGTAGACCAATTGAAGGCATTAATGCCCCATTGATCCCACATCCTAAAAATACATAGTGCTTGTTGAATGCTATTGGCTGTTCGTTCATAGCTTCAATCAACTTAATAATTGGAATTGATGCACCCATCAAACACCTCTCAATACAAATGCAGCTAAATCAGCTTTTGCTTTAGCCAATGCCATAGAGTTTTCGAGAGTTCGATTAAGCACATAAGCCTCAACCGCTTTTTGAAACAAACTAATCTTCCGATTTAGTTCAATGTCTGCTAATATTGAATAGTTCATATGACTTACCTCGTTTGAACACTAAGCCTGATTTACGAGATCAGGCTTTTTTAATGTCTGCTGTTTCTGAGCGCACGGATAAATCTGAATGCAGCTCATGGTTTTTATCGTTCTCTGTTAAGCCGAAAATCTTTTGTTTAATCTTTGTCTCAGCTTTCAATTGTTGGAGATGAGGCTTGATTAAAGTTTCGTACACATACTCACTTGCACCCTGTCCTGCTCTTAGCATTTCAGCCAATGAAGCCAACTGTTCTTTGTGGTCTGTAGGCATATGGATGGTGATTGACGCATCCTTCTTAGGTTTACGTTTAGTCATGGTTTTTCCTAGGCAGTTAATGCTTGACGGTCAGCCTTTAGCTTTCCATTTGTTAATACTTCAAAGGCAGCTTGCGTTCTTGGTGGTATGCCTTCTCGCTCCCATTTGGTAATACCTGAGCGTGCTTTTTTGATTTTCTTGGCTAGTTGAGAGTTATTTTCTACACCGTAGAACTCCCTCAAATGCTCTACATTCATATTCAAATTCCCGAACATATTAATTCAACTTATTGAACAACATGTTCAAGCATTTGTCAAACTTCTTGTTCATAATTTTGAACATCTGATATAAGGTTTTGAACGATGGATAATTCTGTTTCTGATCGCATTCAATCTCGAATGGCTGAATTAAAGTTATCTCAAGCGGATTTAATGAGGCTCACTGGCGCTGCTAGAGGAACTGTTTCTGGTTGGGTAAATGGAAGTAATAATCCGAGCGCAAAGCACATTGAGGCGCTAGCAACCGCATTAAAAACAACATCCAGATGGATTCTTACTGGAAAAGAAAAACAAAATTTAACCAACTTCAACATGCAAGAATTTATGGATAAGCACGGTCTATCCAAGAAAGATGAATCATCATTTGATGTGAATGATATTCAAAGCGCGTCAGTAGTTGAGTATGGTGGGGATGATGGATTTATCTGGATTGATGTGGTAGAGGCAAGTTTTTCTTGTGGCACAGGAGAATCTATAGAGTTTCACTTTGATGTGATCAATGGAAAACAGCCATTCCCACCTAGTTTTTAAACAAAAAATGTTCATCCTGATTGCATGCGCATCATCAAGGCTAAAAAGGCGACAGTATGGCGGACAAGATTGATGATGGGGATTTGGTTGGCATTGATATATCCCAAACCGACATTATTGATGGTCAAATTTATGCTGTTTACTTTGAGGGTGAAGGCATGATTAAGCAGATTTTCAAGGAAGAAGGCGGGAAACTGATTCTGCACAGCCTAAATCCTAAATAACAGAGATCGTGAAGTCACGGAGCAAAATGGATTGAATTTTAAAGTTATGGGTCGCCAATTTTGGCGTGCAGGTTAAAAAAGGAGAATGGAATTGGATAACGCAAAACTACCAATCAACCAGATTATTGCTCGCATCAATGATGCTGCGAAACATGGTGAAGCTTTGGTGCTAACAGCCGAAGAAGTGAAGATCCTCTCAAAGGACATTGGTGATAAAGTCTTTATTCCAGTCCTTACAAATGAACAAGTAGTGCAGTTGGTAAAATAAGGAAAGCTTGGACAGAAAATTAAATAATAAAAAAAGACCGATGATAAGTCGGTCTTTCCATCCAAGCTTAGTAAGGTCTTGGATTGACTAATGTCAGCTATTACCCCGCTTTGTGGGATTTTGCGCTTTAAAATTACATGGAGATGAAACAGTAATTTGTAAATAATCGCAAATTTATGATGAGTAATCGTCAAAAACCATAACCAGTATTTTGCAAAATTGTTGACTTATAAGTAAACTAACATGAATATACACTTTACGAGATTGGCAACTGGTTTTCCAGAGCCATTGGTTTTACCTGAAGATACTGATGAGAGTTACAGGGTTTTTCATGCTTCGGCTTATGCAGACTTTAGAAATTGTTATTTAAATCAGGATATTTCTAGTATAGAACAGTCCGATCCTGCAAGTGCTAAACATGCACGAAAAGGTTTAATTCAGTTAAATGAAAACGCATATCACGGGCTACCACTAGAAGGGTTTTACTCGAGTACAGCATGTCATGAATCTGGCTTCAGAATTCAAAATGCCCACAAAACAGTTGATGTTAATGTCTTACGAATTAGGAAAAGTGCAGTGCGTATTTATTGGTGTTATATGAATCATAGTAAAGCGATAATGGTTCTACGAATACTAACGAAACGTGAAGATAGTAATCTACATCAAAACCCCAAAATTAAAGAGATTGGAGATGCCTTGCTACCATTTTTCAATAATCCTAAAGGTTTTCAGGAGAGAATAATATGAATAATAAAAAAGTAATGTGTAAAACAATCTCTAATTTTTCTGCAATTGAAGTAAAAAAAAATTCAATGGGCTTCAGCACTCAATGCGCTTATGCTGCACTCAGGGAAGTCACGCTCAGAAATGGCGGAAGCTTGCAATATTAGCAAAGGCAGAGTAACTAGAATATTGTCAGGAGACTCCAACCTCACTATTGAGAGTATTTGCTCATTTGCAAATGCTCTTGGTTATGATGTTGATATTGCTTTTTATAATAGTTCTATGACCAAACCATACCAACCATGGAATTCTGGTCAAATAGAGTTTGCAACATTTAAAAAGGTTAAAAAAATATTGTTTGAAGAAAGAGTTCTAACAGCATCAACACCAAATTTAAATACACAAGTTCGTGAAATTGCCGTTGGCTCTAACAGTCATACCACTTGGTTTAGTGCTACAAAAGCACAAAGTATCGAAATCAAAGAATTTACTTTTGAGTAAGGTTTAAAATATGTTATCAAGCAATAAAATCCAGCATAGTGTTACAGATCTATCTTCAAAGCCAAAAAAAATAAATAGATCAGATAAAACACCTATTTATGCTGATGAAATAGCAGAAATTAAAATGAATTCACACACTACACGCTTAACTTTTGGTGCTTTATCGGCTGATGAATCGGATTCTACTCATACTCTAGTTAATGAGTCTGTGACCGTAGTAATGCCTACTACAACTTTTTTATCAGCAATATCTCAGATGTTTGTGCCAATTTTGGAAAATGAGCAATTATTAGAAGTTCTTATTGAGGATTATTCAAATATAGCAGAGCATGCAAAACACCAATTAGAACAATTGAAATCACCAAAAAAATAAAACACGGTAACCCCACCCAACCCACCTCCACGGTGGGTTTTCTTTTGTCTATTAAAGCATGAATTCAGAATATTGAACATTTTTAATTAATTTATTGAACAAAGTATTGACATTAACGTTCAATTAGTTGAACATAACTCTACCGAATATTAAAAAGCCCTGAACAATCTTGGCGGATGCAGGGCTACTCAATGAGTGAGAAGATTATGACAGAAAAAGCATTAATAGCAAAGCTGATCAAGAATCAGAACCGCAAGCAGACGATTAGACATTCTAACTCTGGCTTGGTAATGGCAAGCGTATTTGTCCTTTTAGCCTTCAGTGCCTTTGGTTACTTCAAATACCTTTCAGATGATGTGCAGAAGCATGATGAGTATGTCCGCGTTCAGGTTGAGGGGGTGAAGTGATGTCTAAGAAATATCAAGAACTTGCCCAGAAGATTCAAGAAGCACGAATTATTGGCAAGAAAGCAGCAGATGCTGTTGAAGACAAGGGCACTTGCAACCTAGATAAAGTCGTAATTTATGGGCTGCCAAAGGTACGCGAAACCTCTCTAAATAATGCAGGTATTAACTGCTACAAACATTGGTCTCATGCAGGAGCATTTGTTCTTTCAGGTAGTTTTGGCATGGGCGATAAAAATACCGCTGGTGTTGAAGCTATGTCTGCTCATCTTAAAAGCTTGGGTGTTGATTGCTACATCCATTGGCAAATGGATTAAGGAGCCCTCTCATGGATAACTACAAAATCATTAATACTCACACAAATGAGATTATCAAGGCCCTTAATGACCTTGGCTATGTATGGACACCAAAGAAGTTTGATGAACAAGATTGCTTGCTAAAAGCACATTGGATTCTAGCTAAAGAGAAAGGTGAAATTGCATATTCAAGTGGCACTCATATTGATTCTCCACTTGTATTTAAAGAACTCACCCTTCCTCAGCTTCGAGACCTTGTTGTTTTGCATCGGAATGATGTGAAGGATGCGAATGTAAGTGATGGGACGCACTATAACTTATATCAGACAAGTGATAACCGTTTATTTTTCTATGCTGAATCAGCAAATGAATGGGTAATTTCTGACTTAAAGTGGAAATGCAGAAACACTAGCAAAGTTAAAACCAATTACCCAAGACCCAGCCTTGATTAGCGGTGCGGAGGCGTTGCGATATATAGCATGTGGACGCCTTGTTCAATGGATCAGTAAAGACTTTCCTAATTGGACAGACTTAGATATCACAAACATTAATGCTAAGAACTTCATTGATGAAGAGCGCATTAAGGAAAGTGGTTTTAAGTATCGCCTCAAACCAACCACACTAACCGTAAACGCTGAGCTTCCTAAACCAAACAAAGAAACTCAACACAATTCATTGGTGTATGCAGTCACTTACGAGTTCAAAACTCGCGAAGAACGCAATGCATTTGCAGACAAGCTGAGAGGTACTAACTCATGAATATGTTAGCCAATATCTCGTTTGATGCTGCTGAATCAAAGCTTTTGAAAGACTTAAGCAAACATCCCGAGCTTCTAGCAGGTGCAGTTGAATATGCTTTCCAACGTGGTGACATCGACTCTAAAGAATACCGCAACTGGCAACGCAAGATTGCAGAAATGGAGCGCCAACACACTGCAAAACTTTTAGCAACTATTAAAGCGTGAGGTGTGTATGGGCTTTTTCTTCAATGCAGAATTTCTTGAACAATTTGGTTGCTGTGTTGGTGAAGAAGATGAAGCAACTCACTACAGCACTTTTGGTGGCAGCGATTGGAAACTGAAAGCAAATAAAGACCAGATGTTCTACTGGGATGCACTTTCAAAGTCTTGGAAGAGATGGGCATTAACTTTAGAGCATTGCACACCAATCGGCGAGAAAGAACCAAATTACAAATGCGGACCAGTTAATCAAGTCGTAGTTAAGAAAGAAGAAACGACTCGTGAACTGTCTCCGATTTATTCAAATTCGAAATATAAAGGTGATTAAAGATGAACATGCAAAGTAAAGAACAGTTCTCTTTCACTAAAGCAGAACGTAAAAAAGCAAAGCTTAAGCTAAATCTTAATGGCGCCAGTGGTTCGGGTAAAACCTACTCTGCCCTTGTGTTGGCTTCAAGTCTTGGCAAAAAGATTGCAGTTATTGATACAGAAAATGAATCTGCATCTTTATATGCAAATGAATTTACCTTTGACACATTGCCATTAAAGCCGCCCTATAGTCCTGAACGCTTTGCTGGTGCGATCCATGCAGCACATAACATGGGCTATGAAGTTCTTATCATTGATAGTGCTAGTCATGAATGGATTGGAACTGGTGGATGTTTGGAAATTAATGATCAGACAGCAGCGAACAAATTCCGTGGTAACACATGGTCAGCATGGTCTGAAACTACACCGCGTCACCGTAAATTCATTGATGCAATCCTTCAAACAGATATGCACATCATCTCAACTACTCGCGCTAAAACTGAGACAGTTCAAGGTGAAAACAAGAAAATCATGAAGCTTGGTATGAAGGCTGAGCAACGTGATGGCTATGAGTATGAACTAACAGTTGCGCTTGATGTAGTGCATGAAAGCCATGTTGTTTTACCAACCAAAGACCGTACCAAACTATTTAATCCTGCCGGTGAAGTAATCACAAAGGAAACAGGTGAAAAGCTTATTGCTTGGCTTAACGATGGTCGTAGTCAAGAAGAAGCGCTTCAAGCAGCTTTGATGAAGCTATCAAGCGTATCAATGCAACTACAGATGTCGCTGAACTTGGAATCATCTATTCACAGTTCAAAGGCACTAATTGTGAAGCTGAAATCGTTAGCGCTTGTAGTAGTCGCAAGCATTCTTTAATTGGTACACAAGGCAATGCGTGAGGAGCAGCAGCATGACAGATTTGAATAAGGAAAGAGAAGTTAATCTACGTTTTGAGCAAGATGATGGTGCTGTTTGGGTGTTTGATGGTGATAGCCAGCAAGGAACGGAAATCAGTCATTTAATGATGATGCATGCAGATGAATATAACGAAGATGAATTACGTGTTATTTGTCACCATGCAGCATGTGAAATTGACAGACTTAGAGCAGAGCTAGAAAAAGCCAAAGCTCAGGCGGTGCCAGAGGGTTATGTGCTAATGCCAAAGGTGCCTACAGAAAAGATGTTCCAAGCATATGAACGTTATTCAGTCGCGCCAATGTCAGCGCTTAGTAAAACTGGATACAAGGCAATGGTTGAAGCAAGCGAATCGGGAGCTGAGGGATGAATGCACAAATTTTAGATCCATGCTGTGGCTCTCGCATGATGTGGTTTGATCGGAATAATCCAAATGTAGTGTATGGCGATATCAGAAAAGAAGAACATACATTATGTGATGGTCGTTCTTTAGTGATTGAACCGGATGTAATGATGGACTTTCGCGACATGCCTTTTAAGGATGGCCAATTCACTTTAGTTGTGTTTGATCCTCCTCACCTGGTGAAAGCTGGTAAACAAAGTTGGTTAGCTGCCAAGTATGGGAAGTTGTCAGAAGATTGGCGCGAAGATATTCGCAAAGGTTTTGCAGAGTGCTTCCGTGTGTTGACCAATGGCGGTGTTTTTTAATTTTCAAATGGAATGAAACACAGATCAAAGTTAGTGAACTTTTTAGAGCTAACAGATCAAAAGCCATTGTTTGGCCACATAAGCGGAAAGCGCAGCAACACACATTGGATTACTTTTATGAAAGCGGAAAGTAAGGAGGGTAATGGAAATTGATCGTCGTGTACGTGCTAAAGAATTTATGTACCTTCTATCGATCCAGAAGGATAAATTCTATGAGTGGGTAAATTCTGGAAAAATCAAACAACCCATTCGCGTAAGTAAAACAGATGTATTTTGGTACTCTTCATACGTTAAACAGAAAGTTGAAGAGTATAAGCCAGAATCTGATATAGTAGCCCACATCTAG